GTAATCACTCTACTATCGTATCAAGAGTTACATAGACCCATCAGAGCTGCACGAATTCCGAGCAGGAAACATCCTTCAGAAAGTCATCCACAAACCTACTGGTAACACAATCCTTTTCCAGTCCTATGAGAACGTCAACCAGGCCCGCGAGCGTATCCAGTCCTATACCGCCCATGCAGTTTGGATTGACGAAATGCCCAACTCGCTTGAACTTTTCAGTGAAGCCTTGCGTCGTATCCAGGCACGCGATGGCTATTTCTGGGCCACCTTTACACCCCTAATCGTAAACAATGAGATACGAAGCTTCTGTGACCATTTACCCGAAACGCAGGGCAAGATGTTCAAAATTCACATGTTCGACAACCCACTCTACACTGTAGAAAAGCAAGCCAAGATTCTCGAGGAAATGGCTCTGTACCCAGAACATGTACGCAGATGCCGTCTCGAGGGCGAATGGATGAGCGTGGAGAACGCCGTCTACTTCTTTGACTCAGACTCCATGGTACGTGACTTGCCGCCTCACTACAGCCCGGCCTGGCGTCACGTCGAGTCCTCTGACCCTGCCGCACGCAGCGCCCACGGCCTAACCATCTGGGCCGAAGACCCAAACTCCGGCATCTGGTATTGTGTTCGTGCAGAGTATCTATCCGGCCTTAGAGATACAGACGAGTATGTCATAGCTGTCAAGCAACGTACGCAAAACCTAAATATCACCAGGCGTATCTATGACTCTGCCTGTCCCTGGTATGCCGACATCGCAGTCAAGCACGGATTGACCTACACGCCCGTAACCAACAAGGCTCACCGTAAGCTAGAAATGATTAAGGCTATGCAGATGGCCCTTGGGCAGCAACTCTTCTTAACCCCCTGGTGCCAGGACCTCGTGGCCGAGTTTACCAACATGCATTGGTCAGACACATCAGACAACAAGATTGCCAAGAGCCACAAGTATCACCTTCACGATTCAGCCGTATACTTCTTAGATTGCAAGCCAAAGTTTGACGGAGTCGTATTCCAGACGGACTACTGGCACGACATGAGGCAGGCTAATCACCAGCGTAAAGTGGCAGAATACAAGAGTAAAAAGGAAGGCCCATTACCTCAACGTCAACGCCAAGGCATCCGACATAGGGGCAGAGTCTGGGGTAAACCATGGCGGTAGGTTGCTTACTTTTTTCGCTTGTGTTATTCTTAGTTGCAGGTTTCTATTGGCTTGCAGCTCGACGCATGGTAAGACAGTCCCAGCGACGTCTGCGCCGAGTACGAGAAATACTTCAGTTCAGTCGAGGTAATCGAAATGCGCGAGAAAGAATGCGGCTGCGAAAAGTGCAAGGGGAAAGCAAAGAAGTCGGGCAAAGGAATGGCCCTTTCCATCGTTACCGTCCGGCGGCTCCCAATGCCCGCCCGCAAGGGAACCAAAGGCAAAGAAAAGCCTTAACTAAGATTTACGGAGGCCGAAGATGAGTAAAGTACGCCTGCAATGGTGGAACAACCCGGAGCAAGTCAAACAAGAATTGCAACGTAGGCTCCAGTTTGCCAAGCAGGCCCGGGCTCGTCAGGAGCGTCAATGGGAAGAAAATGAGCGTATCGTATATGCAACCCGTGCATCCGGCATCGCTAACTCCGACGTGTCCGTAAGCTTTGATACGGACGGCGAAGCTGCGGCATACCAGAATGACCAGACTTCTGCAGACATCTCCATCAATCGTATCATGAAGAATCTGCGGTTCATCCATAGCCAGATGTCAGCCAATCCACCTACAGTCATTGCCCGTCCAGCCACGCCAGACCCAGGCGACCGCGCCGCAGCAGATGCTGCAGACAGACTTGTACGCTATGGGATTCGTCAATACAAATTGCAGGAACGCAAGGACCAACTCAACCTACAGACGCTTGTCTACGGCTCAGGCTTCATCAAGTGTATCTATGACCCCAACCAAGGGGACATCGTATCCTACAACGAGGAAACAGAAGAAGTAGAGATGGGCGGCGACATATCCATCACCAACCCATCTGTCTGGAATATCTATCCAGAGCCTTCGGCAAGCTGGGATGAAGTGACGCACATCTTTGAGCAATTCGATATGCGCTATGAGGAAGCTTGCTTTCTATTTTCGGACAAACTTGAGGAGCTCGAGAAGTTCCGTCAGAAGAGTTCAGAGGAAGACTACACGAACGAATATGCAGGAACCAAGTCAGCTGTAGCCAACAAGTTCCGCTATGACTCAGTCAAAGTATTCCAGTACTGGGAAAAGGGCACCCCCATGAATGGCATGCAGGGACGCTACGTGTGGTGCCTCGAGGACGGCACTCCCCTGACTCAACCATCCGTAAGCCCGCAACGCTTTAGCCAAAAACTCAAAGATGGAAGTTCGGGCCCAAAACGCGCACAACTTCCCTACCAAATCCTCACGGACATTGATGTGCCCGGCAGTTATTGGGGCATGAGCATCGTAGCTTACGCAGGACCTATGCAGGATGCCAAGAACCGCGTCGACTCAGTCATGCTGGACATCCTCCAAGCCCACGGTGTATCACGCCTTGTCATTCCAGAATCAGCAGAAATAGCAGATGACTCCATCACAAACTCAACCTGGGATGTAATTAAGTATACAGGTTCAGTTCCGCCCAGCTTCATGGAACCCCTGCCCATGCCCGCTGCATTACCTAACATCGCAGACCGCATGGACAAAGGCATTGACGATGTGTGCGGAATCAACGAAGCAGTCATGGGCGACGTCAAGCGTGAGACTTCGGGCTTCAGCTTGCAATACGCTACGCAGCAATCCAACATGATTCGCAAGCGTCTATTCAATAAGGACATTGCCGTAGTCGAGTGGATGTATAAAACCTATTTAGCCCTAATTGTAGAGAATTGGAAAGAGACACGTACAATCAACGTACTAGGTAAAGAGAAAGCCTTTGAGTCGCTTAATCTGTCTGGTTCCGACATTGCCTCCGGCTTTGATATTGTGGCAGAATACGGCGCATCACTCTCGCTTGACCCAATCACTCGCCGCGAGGAAATACTCCAAATGATGCCCCTCTTCCAGCAAGCAGGCGTAGCTCCCCGTAAGATGCTCCAGCTCGTCAAGCTGGCAGAACTTGAGAATGCCTACGACCACATAGAACTTGCAGATACTCGCCAGCGTGAAATCTTTGAACAAATCCGTATTACAGGCACTTACATTGCACCCGAGGAACTCGAAGACCACGTCAATATGCTTGCGTATGCATACACCTATCGTATGACTGCGGAATTCAAATACCTCAAGGATACGACCCGCAAACTTATCGAACAGCACATCAAGGAGCGCGAGGAAATGGCAGCCTCCAAGGTGGCAGGCGAAACTCCAGCCGCACCTCCAGGTATGCCTCCACCTCCAGGCGGCATGCCTCCATTGCCAGGCGGGCCAATCTAATTGCTTGACACCGCTCCCCTAATTATATATTCTACTTTCGTGCTATCCGAGATGGTCTTGGACGCACGCTAAACCCGCAAGGGACAAGTTCTACTATCCTTCCAATGGGACGTAGAAAGGAGTACAGAATGTCTGGTCAACCAGAAGCAGCAGCTTTCCCAAACATCTGGGGCGGAGCTGGAGAAGATATTCCGACGGTCGGAGCCACCTCGAGTGTAGACGCCGCAGGAGTAGAGACCTCCAACGAAGCACCACCACCCGTCGACATCGAGTCCTCTCCAGTGGACATCGAGGCCGAAGCACAGGCCGGTTCAGAACAAACCGCCAAGGCTAACGCACCTGAAGGCGAAGTCGAGTATCTCGACCTCACCGACGAGACCGGACGCAAACGTCTCAAGATTGATTGGAACAATCGAGAGGCAATCAAGAAGGCCATCTCCATGGCAGCCGGCGCACGCAAGTGGCAGGCAGAACGTGACCAACTCAGGGCAAAACTGGAAGCCCAGGAGACTTCGTCCAAGGATGTCAAGGAAGCATGGGATGCAGTCTCAAATGCCTACGAGTCTCAAGGAATTGAGGGCTTGGTCGACCTCCTTGCCGCAGAGCAGGGTGCATATCAGAAATGGCTAAGTAGTCAGCTTCAGAAGGAATTGGCAAAGCGCGATGCCTCCCCGGATGAGCTGGAACGTATTCAATTGAAAGAAAGACTGGATAAGATGGAGCGGGAGCGTGCTGTCGAAAGCAAGCGCCTCAAGGAACGCGAGGAAGCCGTTGCCAAGGAAAGAGCGACAGCCGAGGAAGCACAGCTCCAGTCCATCGTTAACCCAGCATTTGACAAGGTACGCTTCGCTGGAACTCTCGGAAATGAGCAACTCGAGGACCGACTCGACCGTACGGTCTGGTCTGAAGCCATCGACATTCTCTCTGACATTGAGGACCAACAAGGCAAACAGGCAGTCACACCCGCAGTAACTCGTAAGGTATTTCAGGAAGTTGCAGAATCTCTTCGTGGCGCACTCCAGGTGAAGGCCAAGGAAGAGGCAGCTGCAGCAGCCGAAGTACGGAAGACCCAGGCAGCTACGAAGGTTGCAGCTAAGGCTCAGACAGTACAAGGGAGTAGACAAACAGAAGCAGAATCATTTAAGAAGAACATAGCTGACGGCAATTGGTCTGCAGCTTTGGCCAGCATGTTGTCTGGCAAAGTAAAGTAAAACATTCCACAGCCTCCCTAGAGTCGCTGTGAAAAGGAGTAAAACATGGCATTTAGTGCAATCGGGAATCTCCCACTGGGACAGTTCCTACAAATCGCTTTCACCCAAGGTGTGTTCAATCAGTTGAACCAAACCTTCCCTGACTTTGAAATGGTCAAGAAGTTCCGCGTCGGCGACCCTAACTGGCGTCAACAGAACTTCCTCCTGCAGACAAGCCTCGGGCCAGCTGCAGTTCAGTACCGCAATCCTAGCTTCAGCACTGCTTTCCCTGCCGCTCAACGTATCGGCGTCGGCGAGAAGGTTGCTGTAGCTAAGGAAATCGACGCTACTGTGGAAATCGAGTACAACTTGTACAAGAAGGCCCTCAATAGCCCACTCAAGTACGCTGAGCCTTTGGCACTCGAAATGCAATCCAAAGCAATCGCAGCTAAGCGCCGCATCGCAGCTGACCTCTACGGAGACGGCTCGGGCTGCATTGGTACTGTTTCTTCTGTCGAACTAAAAACAAACGTAGTTCCGGGAGAATCACCCGCTAAAGGTCGTTTAGAAGTCACCTTGAGTGCACTCTCCGCCGCACGTGGCCACATCGGCTTCTTTGAGTACGATG